GAGTTCAAATCTCCCTTCCGCTACTTTATTTTTGTTTAAGAAAACCTTGTGAAGCCTTGATTTTACTGGAAGAAAGGAGATTCTGAATGGTGCCTTTTCTGAAAGTAAAAATCAAAGGTAACACCAAAGGTAACACGAACAAACGTACGAACGCTTAAGGCGTTCTTTTTTTATTGCAATTTTGGCGGTGATACGGCGGGAAACAGGCGTTATTTAGACGGTATTCTGGCGGTTTTACCGTCTTTTTTTATGCCACAATATAAGCAAAGGGAGGGATGATAATGTTTTCTGACGATGTTCTTGAGAAAATTTTTGCCAGAAAAGAATTGCAATCATTAGATTTGTCAACGCAGTCATCTATCATTCACGCAATCGAGGATGTTTTGGAGGAGGTTGAAGAAAATGAACATGAACGGAGTTTATCCGGCACCGGGATATAGTCAGCAAATTCCTTATCAGGCATCATATGGGTATAATCCATATGGTAATCAGCAAAGAATTGAACAGCCGCAAAATTATTTTCAACCGGCGCAAACACAGCAAATTCAGCAGACACAAATGACGCCTATTGGAATAAATGGGAAAATTGTGCCTTCTGTTGAAAATATTACTGCAAACGATGTGCCGATGGATGGAAGCGTGGCGTTTTTCCCAAAGCAGGATATGTCGGAAATATACGCCAAAAGCTGGAACTCAGATGGTACAATCCGCACAATCGTTTTTAAGCCTGTTTTAAATGATATGACTAACAATTTATCGCATGAGACGGAAAAAATGAAATTTGACCTATCAGACGAGTGCACAGGTGCATTTATGCAGAAGTTCGATGAACTTTTTGGAAAAATTGAACAGATAGAAAACCGATTAGATAAACTTCCTAACGGTCAAAGAAAAACTTCACAGGTAAAAAAGGAGAGTGATCCAGAGTGAACCCAATGCAGGCAATTTTAAATCAAATGGTAAATTCCCCACAGGTACAGAATAATCCAATGGCTAAAAATGCCATGCAAATGTATCAAAACGGAGACAGCAATGGCTTAAAATCAATGGCAGAAAACCTTTGTAAAGAAAGAGGAATTACAGTAGATGAAGCAAAGCAAAAGGTTATGAGTATGTTTAATCATTAGTACATTTTGGGTTGCGCGCACAATAACCGGTTATCCCATTTGTAAATAAATCAGATGGAGGTAAACAAAATGTTTAATGGAAACGCATCTCCTAGTCTTGCTGATATTGCAGCAGTGACAGGAAACGGAAGAAACAATGATGGTATGTGGGGCGGCGATGGCTGGTGGGCTATCATTATCTTCGCTATGATTTTTGGCTGGGGCGGCTTTGGCGGCAATGGCTGGGGAGGAAACGGAGGTATGGGTTCAACAGCATCTGCATACACTGACTCCGCAATCCAGCGTGGATTTGACACACAGGCTATCATCGGAAAGTTAGATGGTATCACAAATGGTCTCTGTGATGGATTTTACGCACAGAACACTGCTATTATGAACGGTTTTCATGGTGTAGACAATGCAATCTGCAACCTTGGCTACCAGACACAGCAGGGATTTAATACCACAAACGTGACACTTATGCAGGCGCAGAACGCTTTGCAGTCCCAGATGGCAAATTGTTGCTGCGAGACCAGAGAGGCTATCCAGGGTGTGAACTACAATATGGCGCAGAACACATGTGCACTGCAGAACACCATGAACAGCAACACAAGAGACATTATCGACAGCCAGCAGGCAGGAACAAGGGCAATCCTTGATTACCTGTGTCAGGAAAAGATTTCTTCCTTACAGGCAGAAAATAATGACTTAAGAAGAGCCGCATCACAGGATCGCCAGTCTGCATTGCTCACTACTGCAATGTCAGCGCAGACACAGCAGATCATCAACGCTGTAAATCCGGCTGCAATCCCGGCATATGTTGTTCCAAATCCTAACGCTTATGCGTATGGCTGTGGATGCAACACAGGATGTAGCTGCTAAAAGTAGTTGCTACACAAAATTGAATAATTGAGTATCTTAATTGAGTT